TGCGGCACTAGATGATCCTAGTCTTGCAACAGGAGATGAATATGATGTTAGTTTTTTGGGATATCCCCATAGACACATATTTCATTTTAGAGTAGGTATTACTGTTACACATAATGACAGAGATATCGAGTTTATTCAATTTAAAAGATGGATGGAGAAACTTTACGCAGAAAAAACACTTGAACTAGATTATAAGTCATGTGAAATGATGTCAGATGATTTATACGAGCAGATTACAACAAAATATACCGGACGTGAGGTCCACATCGAAATTTCCGAAGACGGAGAGAACGGTGCACATATTACATACCCTAGCTATTAAAGGAGATAACAAATGGCCACCCAGGGTGAATACTTTGCTAATAATCCAGAGATTGTCAAGATCTTTGATGACATAGAACGTTTTAAAGCGTTCTGTAGAACCGCTTACTTGTTTGGTCATGATGGCTACACTTGGGACGAAAGCAATCTGTATAATAATAAAAGTCGTGCTTGGCAGGCTTATAGCAGATTCCGTTCAGGCGGTAAACGTAAATTTAATAACCAACGTAATGACCGTAATGGTCAAGGACGTTATCAGAGTAATAGGAGACACTAATGGCAATCTTTATTGTAGACATTGAAGCAGTAGATACTAGGTATACTAAGCAGTGGAAAGAATATCTTCCAAAGCAACTGCAACGATCTACGAATGAAGAAGTCATTGTTATTAGTGGTGGAGAAGTACCTCAGGCTACAACGCCTGGGGCATTTCTTAACTTTGCTGGAACTAACAATTATAAATCTCAACAGATGTTAGAGATTAGCAGGATGTTTGCAAGTGGTGAAATTAAAGACGGTGATTATTTTATCTACACCGATGCCTGGAATCCTACAGTTATTCAACTACGCTATATGGCAGAGCTATTGGGTGTTGACATTCGCATTGGTGGTTTGTGGCATGCAGGTAGTTATGATCCACAAGACTTTTTAGGTAGACTCATAGGCGACAAGCCTTGGGTAAGAAATGCAGAACGTAGTATGTTTGATTGTTATGATCACAACTTTTTTGCTACACAGTTTCATATTGATCTATTTTTACAAACATTTAAGAACAAAGATAATCCTAAAGAATTCCAACAGGTAAACGAAGATAAAATTAAACGTGTTGGTTGGCCAATGGAGTATTTGGCTACTAGTTTAGATAGTTACAAAAGTATGCCTAAAGAAGATATAATTTTGTTTCCACACAGAGTTGCTCCGGAGAAACAAGTTGAAATTTTTAGAGATTTAAAAGAACAATTACCACAGTATGAGTTTGTTGTGTGCCAAGAAAAAGAACTATCAAAAAATGATTATCATAATTTGTTAGGTAGAGCTAAACTTGTGTTTAGTGCTAACTTACAAGAAACATTAGGTATTAGTTGGTATGAAGGTTTGTTAGTTGATACTATTCCTATGGTTCCTGATAGACTTAGTTATAGTGAAATGGCAGATCAACCTTTTAAGTATCCAAGTATTTGGACTAAAAACTTTGAACAATACAAAAAGTTTAGACCACAACTTATTGACAAAGTAATTGATTATATGGAAAACTATGATAGTTACAAGGCTCCTATGAATACACAATTATACAACTTAAAAAGATCTTTCTTTAGTGGTGAAGCATTATACAAGGAGGTAAGCAATGGGTGATGATTACGATATAACTTATACTGCTGGAACTTCTAGTTCTAGTTATGCTACTGCTAATGATTCTAATTTAACAGTTACAATAGGTGGAACAGACAGTGATCCAACTTCGCATACTATAACTTTAGATAGTATGGAAATGAACGACACAGGTACAGAGTTTACGTACAATATGCCTACCTTTGAACAAAAAGATTTTGTAGATAGAATGCCTCTTGTTTCACGTATAGAAGAAATGTGTGACGAATATCCTGCACTTTTAAAAGCATATGAGCAGTTTAAACTAATTTACAAAATGACAGAGCAAGACTACGAAGGCAAATTAAAAGAAAGAAACATATAATGTTTGAATTTTTTAGAAATAGAAAACGTGTAATTACAGATAGAAGCGGAAAAGTACCTTACTTAGTACGTTGGTATTTGTTTTTAAAAGATAGGAAAAACTTTCCTTTTAATGTTACACTACATAAAGTTTTAGTAAGTGACGAACCTACACTACATGATCATCCGTGGAGTTGGGGAGCATTTATTATTAAAGGCGGCTATTGGGAACATACACCACAAGGTAAGTTTTGGCGTGGTCCAGGTAGCATACGTTTTCGTTCAGCAAAAGATTTACATTGGTTAGAACTTGCTAAAGACGAAGATGGAAATAATATTCCATGTTGGAGTTTGTTCTTCATGGGTAAAAAGGCACAAAGCTGGGGCTTTGTTAAAAACGGTAAATGGATTGACAATAAGGATTATTTAAAAAATGTTTAATACAAGACAAGACCTCACTGAATGGGCTATCGAACAAGTTAACAAATATGGTATTAGGCAACCTGAAACTTATACAGAACAAGAAATTAAAGATGCATGTTTAGAAGTTCCAAGTTGGGCTATTACAAAGCATGTTGAAAAAAGAAATATTCAATTACTAGACGAGGACGATGGATATCATGATTAAGAAACATTATTATAGTTGGGCTGACGTTGAAAAAATGTGCGTTAGTATTGTAAATCAAATGTATAAAGATAATTGGAAGCCTGATTATATTGTAGGTATTACCCGTGGTGGTAATGTACCTGCTACTATTATTAGTAACATGACTGGCATACGTTGCGAAGCAATTAAAGTAAGTCTACGTGATGATAATAGTGAAAGTGAAAGTAACTGTTGGATGGCTGAAGATGCATATGGCTATGTTGAAAACCCAGGACCTACTGCCGGACCGCATCATAAAAACATTCTTATTGTAGATGATATTAATGATACTGGTGCTACGTTTAATTGGATTACACAAGATTGGAAAGCAGGTTGTTTGCCAGATGATCCTAAATGGAATAATGTGTTTGGTAACAATGTTCGCTTTGCTACACTAACAGAAAACTTAGCAAGTGACTTTGATAAAGTTAACTACACATGTCATGAAGTTAATAAAGCCGAAGAAGATGTTTGGTTAGTTTATCCGTGGGAAAACGTAGGAGAATATTAATGATTGAAAAGCAGTTTATCTTTCCAACACAAGTATTTAGAGCTGTATACGATAAGTCTCAAGAGCTACAAAAGTCTGTAGTTCCTGAATTATTAGCAAAAGAAAAAACAGATACATCTCCTGTAAGATATACTGCTAACGGATACACGTCATATGGTAATGAAAGTATTTTAGAAAATCCGTTGTTTGAAGACTTAAAAAACTTTATCGATACATGTGTACAAGAATGTCACAAACAAACTAAACTACAACATACGCCTTCACTTAAGAGCAGTTGGTTTAGTATTAATCGTAAATACACATACCACGAAGAACACAATCATCTTCCAGACACATGGAGTGGAGTATACTATATTCAAGCAGATCAAGATCATCCGGGACTAACACTTGTTAATCCTAACATGAAGGCCAACTGGCCTAGAGTAAATGTTTCAGAACTTAATGAAGCAAACTCTCCTAATGTAACTTGTGCGGCAATGACAGGAAGTTTAATTATTTTTCCAAGTCATTTGCATCACAAAGTTGAACAACAACTTACAGATAAAGAACGTATAATGGTGGCATTTAATTATGGATTCTAAACCTTGGACAGATGTTTTAATTGACTCAAAAGAGTTTACAGTATATAAAGATGGTTATCCAGTTACTGAAGGACATATACTTTTTGTTCCTAAAGAAGAAAACTGGCAAGGCCTTACTAAATGTATGGAAGCGGCATACAAATGGGGATACGATTGGGTTGAACGCGGATATTGTGATGCGTTTAATATTGGTCAAAACGTTGGAGAAGCGGCAGGACAAACTGTTATGTATCCACACGTTCACTTAATTCCTAGGCGCAAAGGCGATATGGATGATCCACGCGGCGGCGTAAGACACGTGATACCTAACAAAGGCAACTACAGGAAAGGAACTTATGTTGAAACAGCAAATGATTGAAGCGGCAAGAAAACATGCCGAAGCAGAAATCTTATTACACAAAACTAATATTAATGTGTATATGGAAAAGGTTGTGGGCATTGGCGAACATTCAGATATTATTGAAACTATTCAAAAAGAACTGGATAAAATGGCCGCGGCACACGATCGTATGGAAATGCTAGACAAGTATTTTAATGACTAGAACACTATTCATCGGCGACAGTCACGCACACGGATATTCCGAAATTGGTGATACAATCTCAGCATGGCAAGATAATAACTATGCTGAGATCTATGCTGATGAAAATAATAAAGAAGTTGTTATCTATAGTCAACCAGGTGGATGTAATAGAAAATATCCTGCTTGGGTTAAATCAATACTTGATCGTTATGACGACATTGATGAAGTATTTGTACAAAGTACATACTGGAATAGATTCTTACTTGCATGTTCACGTAACTTAGATGTTGGTGAAAACACAAATGTAGATTTATTCTTAGATGACAATCAACCAAAAGACAAAAAGATACAAAGATATACAGATCATCGTGTAACTGAAAATTACATTGAAATGATTGATCAAGTTAGAAAAGAGAACTATGAAGAATTCAAAGGTTTCTTTTTTGATGATATGAAAGTACAAGCAGACTTTAAACCCTTTCATGAAAAGTATATCTACACAAAACTTTGGCACGAGCTAGTAACACCTTTACAATACAAAGACTATTGTTTAGACTTATTAGCAATTGATACTATGTGTGCTAGACGAGATATTAAATGGTATCAATGGACGATTAACAATAGAGTATTTGTTCCTGACAATGTTGAGCTTTACGGAGATTGGCAAGCAGGTACAAAAGCATCATCGTCCGCAGAAGGTTATTTGCAATTAGCAAAGGCCATTAACATAGAAACGGACGAACACAGAGTCGACGGCGAGCATTATACTAAGAATATACATGAATTGATTGCCAAAGACTACCTAAATTATGTTAAAAAAGGTTGACATAGACCTAAATATATTGTATAATATAAACTATTACAGGCAATCCACTGCCTTAACATCGGAGAAGTAAATGAACAAAAGTGAAGAAATTAAAACAAGGCTAAAAGAAGCTGGTATTAGATCGTGGGCTGGAGACAATATCAGTGACGTTTTAGTAGATGGTGACAAAGAAGCACTAATTGAAGAAGCAACTGTAGCCTTTGAAAGTGTGCTAGACTCACTTGTGATTGATAGGCATAATGATCCTAACAGTATGGGAACTGGCAAACGTCTAGCAAAAATGTATATTAATGAATTAATGGCAGGACGTTATGATCCTATGCCGGCCGCAACTGCATTTCCAAATGATGGTGAAGACCGTTATGCAGGTATGTTAGTTGTTAGAAGCGAACTTACAAGTATGTGTTCACATCATCATCAAATTGTAAAAGGTGTTGCGTACATTGGTATTATTGCCGCTGACAAATTAATTGGACTATCTAAGTATACACGTATTGCACAATGGTGTGCTGAACGTGGTACACTACAAGAAGAACTTGCAAACGACATTACTCGTGAAATACAAAAAGCAACAGGTGCAGAACACTTAGGTGTTTATGTACAAGCAACACATGGTTGTGTTGAGAACAGGGGTATTAAGGCACACAGTAGTCTTACACAAACAACTGTACTTAAAGGTGCGTTTAAAGATGACGCAGGTACTAAGAAAGAGTTTATGGATAACATTAAACTACAACAGGAGTTTGCTTGTGGAAAGTAAAGAAAAACAATTAAGATACTCAGAAGCATTTTATAGTGTACAAGGTGAAGGTAAATTTGTAGGAGTGCCTAGTGTGTTCTTACGTACCTTTGGTTGTAACTTTCGTTGTATGAACTTTGGTACAGACGAAAAACGTGATCGTTGGGAGCAACACAAAGCAGGTAAGAAACATAACGCAGAAGTAATGGAACTTATCAATCAAGGTGTACACGAAACTACAAAAGAATTTAACGACTTGCCTATTATACACACAGGCTGTGATACATATGCAAGTATCTATCCTGAGTTTAAACACTTTAACAAACTAGCAGGTGTTGATGCTGTTGTTGAACATTTACTATCACTTACTCCTAACGGTAAGTGGGTACAAGATAATGGTCAAGACGTACATTTGATCATGACAGGTGGAGAGCCTTTATTGGCGTGGCAAAAGCTCTACATCGATTTATTTGAACATCCACGTATGCAGGATTTAAGGAATGTTACATTTGAAACAAATACTACACAACACTTACACAACGATTTCTTCAACTATCTCAACGATCAAGACAGAATCCAAGTTACTTGGTCTTGTTCCCCAAAACTTAGTGTTAGCGGAGAACCTTGGGATACTGCTATTAAGCCTGATGTGGCTGAGCAGTATAACACTGTTACTGATAGCGACATCTATCTTAAGTTTGTTGTCGCTACTCAAGATGATTTTGATGAAGTTAAAAGAGCTGTCAGTGCTTATCAAGGTGCCGGGGTACAATGTCCAGTATATCTTATGCCGTTGGGTGGACGCAGTGAAGAATATGCCCTCAACGTTAAAGACGTGGCTGAAGCGTGTATGGCAGAAGGATGGAGATTTACCCCAAGACTACACATTTCACTCTTCGGAAATGCGTGGGGCACTTGATGCACGATACAAAAATAAGCAACATGAAAAAGCTATGAAAGCACCTATTAACGAAGATAAAATAAGAAAGGCAGGATGGTAATATATGTTAGATAAAGTAAAAAAAGCGTTGGGTATGAAATCTGAACAAGTAAAAAAACTTACAGCAGAAGAACAACGTAGAGCTATTCTTGAAAAAGAAAAAGCACAAGCAACTAAAGATAAGAAGCCTTGGGTAGCAGTACTAGATACACAAGTGAATCCAGAGAACATTAAGAACGGTTTCTTTGAGCTCGATTGGAACAATGAGTTTATTGAACAACTTATTGATGCAGGATACTCAGGCGAACAACCAGAGCATATTGTTGATCAATGGTTTAGAACTATTGCTACACAGATGTTAGAAGAAGACGGTCAACAAACTGATCGAGGTATGGGATATATTGAAACTAGTAAAGCAGACGATAATGGTAAAGCTGAAGTTAAATAATGCTTGACATAAGCCAGATCTGGTGCTATAATACTACTATAAATTACAAAAAGGCAAACTAATGACATATATTCTAGTAGACACAGCTAACACATTCTTTCGTGCAAGACATGTAATACGTGGTGATCTTGACACAAAGATAGGCATGGCTTTTCATATTACACTAAGCAGTATTAAAAAAGCATGGGCTGACTTTGATGGCAGTCATGTTGTGTTCTGTTTAGAAGGACGCAGTTGGCGTAAAGACTTTTACGAACCTTACAAGAGAAATAGAAAGGTTGCACGTGATGCACTTACTGAATCGCAAGCTGAAGAAGATAAAGTGTTTTGGGAGATGTTCGATGAGTTTAAAGACTTTGTAACTACAAAGACTAATTGTACTGTGATGCAACACCCTGAGCTAGAAGCAGATGATCTTATTGCAGGTTGGGTACAAGCACATCCTAATGATAAACATGTTATTATTAGTACTGACGGTGACTTTGCACAACTTATTGGTCCGAACGTAACACAGTACAATGGTGTTAGTAATACAATTATTTCACATGAAGGTTACTTTGACGATAAGAAAAGGCAACCTGTTATTGACAAGAAAACTAAAGAGCCGAAGCCTGCTCCTAATCCAGAATTTATGTTGTTTGAAAAGTGTATGCGTGGTGACACAAGTGATAATGTGTTTAGTGCATACCCTGGTGTACGTACAAAAGGTACTAAGAACAAAGTTGGTCTTATTGAAGCATTTGAAGATAAAGACAATAAAGGCTTTAACTGGAACAACATGATGCTACAACGCTGGACTGATCACGAAGGTGTAGAACATCGTGTACTTGATGACTATCAACGTAACGTTGTCCTTTGTGACTTAACTGCACAACCCGGCAACATTAGAAGTATTATTAACGATGTAATTGAAGACAACATGGTTGCAAAAGAAGTTACACAAGTAGGTATGCGTTTAATGAAATTTTGTGCTAAACACGATATGCAACGGATTGCAGACAATGTTCAGTTATATGCTGATCCACTCAATGCGAGGTATTCATAACATGGAGGCAAGAATGACAATTAAGGCAAAGCCAATCCTAAAGAACAAATTTTGGATTGTAGAAAAAGATGGTGAACGTATTGGTACACTATCAAAACAAGAAGACAAAAGATACATGTATAGTTGTTCATCTGGAACAGATTACTTTACTGATATTAAATCATTTAATAGTTTTATTGGTGGTATTAGTTATGATAAAGCAACTATATCAGATGGTAGTTCTGCTACTAAAGAAATACACGGTTTTTCGACGTCTAGTACACCTTACAATGTAATGTACAATGTACAAAAGAAATTACCTCTCTTTACTAAAAGTAAAAAGTCTAAGAGTTTGTATGCGGCAGGATATTACATTATTCACTTTGACAAGGGTTGGGTACGAAGTTTTTGTCCTAAACTAGTCACACTTGAAAAGTATGATTACAAAGGTCCTTTTAAAACTGAATTTACAATGAGACAGGAACTTTCAGATGCAAACAAACGAACCAATTAATACTATACCAATTCAACAGTTTATACAAGTTGTAAAGACTGCTGAAACTACTAACCAAAAAGAAATCAGAATTCCACTAGCACAAGCTAAAGCACTTGTATACGCCTTAGGAACTGTAATGGCAAATCATCAAGGAAGACTAGAAAAACTTATCGTTGATAATAAATCTAGTGCAGATGATGAAACTGTAACAGTTACTATGGACGGCGGTGGAGACTGGAAATGAAGTGGTTTATATTAGTATTATTTTTAAATCAAAACGACCCTTATCTATTTACAAAACCTACATTTGAATCAGAAGATTTATGTACAGGTACTATAACAGATCCTCAATTTTATCCAACTCTAGTTGAAAAGTTAATACAAGAGTATGACGGTAATCCAAACAAGATACAACACGTATTTTGTATTAATCAAGATGATGTTAAGATTCTAATAGACTATATGAACACTCAACAAGTTTAATATAGTAGCACTTTTCTAATAAAAAAAGATAAATATATGCGTAGTTAATTAAAAGGATACGCATATGAGTAGACCAAAACCAACGATTATTTTAGAGAATGTTGACAAAGCATCTTACAAATGCGAGCAAGTTTTACAAGCCGAAGCTATTTGGGCTGTATTTTTTAAAGGTGCTCCATTCAATCTAAAGACGTCAAACGCAATTACAAACTATCCTGGACCTAAATACAAAAAAGTATCTTTTTCAAATCCAGGACATGCACATAATCTAGCAAAAAAATTAAACGACCTTTTCAGAAGCGAAGACTTTGCAGTATATAAACTTACCTCAGGTGAACTGGTTACAGATGAATGAACTGGAAAGAAACATATACTAAAGTCTTTCTGAAACAATCAGACACAGCTATCAGTGATGCTAATGTTAAACAGTATATGTCAGACTGGTGGCAGAACACCAGAGGCAAATCAACAGGCGGACTAAGACTTACTGAAGCTGGCTTTGATTTTTTAGGTACAAATTTAGATATTCAGATGTACGAGATTCCTTTTCCTAGGGATTTTAAATTTACAACACAAACTTATATATTTTTAGACCAATTTATTACATGTCCTTACTATCTAACATCATATAGTATATGGGTTACAGACGAAAAAAAGAGCATGGAATTACACCTTTTTAGTGGGGACTTACGCAAGTACGGACTTACAAAGGCTATGAAACGGCACGAATAAACCGTCATTAAATGCTCTTATAACGGTCTTATAGTCTAATACATACAAACACCCCAGAAAAACGTTAAATGCAGTTTAAGAGCCGTTTAGACGTGAAAATCGTACATTTTAGGCGTCTGTCGCATAGGTTCTATTAAATGGTACAAAAAAATAATTTATAAAAAATGTCCAAAAGTGGTTGACTTTCGAAGTTAATGATCGTAT